TACATGAATATATCTGAGTTCATTGTTCCTTGATATAATTCAAGTCCTTCGAATTTCCATATATCATTAAGTGGAGATATTGTTTTAGATTCAAGCAATACAAATGGATACATAACACCATCAAATACTGTTTTAAATTTATGTCCTCTATTAAGAGTTAATGATGAAGGTGTACTTCCAGCAATAATAGGTTTGTTTACTTGTAAGTCTATTGTTGACATTGAGGCAGTTGCACTAGTCGGAGTGTATCCTATTTCTTTTGCACGAGATACTATATTCTTTCTTATTTGTGCAGTGTCTAAAAATAATTCAGATGCAACCATGTTTGCATTAAACGCTGATACATGTGAACTGTATGCAAGAAGGTCTATTAATAAACTAATATTACTACCTTCAAAGTTATAGTCTTTAAGAGTTTGTTGACCCTTAAGATATTCTTTTAAATTAGCTGCAATATCATCGAAATCTAAATCGGTGATATTGACTTGTGAACTTTTTACTGTGGCCATTTTACCTTACTCTCTCCAATACAACTTCTAGTTCTTGTGCTTCTGGTACACCTCTAATTCCATAGTGAAGATTGATGTACATTCTATTTGACATATCTTGGTTTAAATATATTGTGTCAATTACAACTCTAGGTTCGAAGTTTTCTATTGCTTCTGTTATTTGTTTTCTTATTTCAAATTTAGTGATGTCGTCTGCAAGTTCAAATAATAGACTTCTTAGGTTTGCACCAAAGCCTGGTCTAAATGGTCTTTCGTAATCATTGGTCAACATAATATTTCTTAATGACCTTTTAACTGCATCTTTATCATATTTAAGAATCAAATCACCAGACGAAGGATGTGGTGTGATATTTAAATCCATATCAGTATACCACTTTCGTGCAGTAATTTTATTTTGATTTCTTACATAGTTATCACTCATAATAGTATTTATGCACCTTCTGTCACTAGATTAGAAACAGATATCTCTTTTGGGAAACCAATTAACGATAAAAATGTACAAAGGTCAAATGGAATTGGAATATCTACTGGTATGAGTATATCCATTATCTCTGTTAGGAAAGATAAACAAGCTTCAAACATCATTTGAGGTAAGTTCCTTATAAAATTATCAAACCTATCTCTGAGTTTATCTATATTCCAATTGGGCATATCTATCTTTTTAAATTCACCAATATCTTCTAGATTAATTAAGTCACCTAATGTCTCTGGTAATTCTAATCCTAAAAAGTCTGGTACTTCTGATACTAAAGGAATAGGATATGCTAATAATTCCTCTTGGAAATCTTTACCTGCTTCTTTGAATTCTTTCTTTAAATCCATAAGAAATTTATCTGTATCGAAATCAAACTGACCACCATTAAGACAAAGAGTCGGAAGTTCCAAGAAGAAAGTAAGTATTCTTGCTTTCTCTCCACCAGCAAGTTCTATTGCTTCTATTATTGCTTTTAATGGTTGTCCATCTGCCATCTTCGCTATTCCAGCAAATATATTACCTTGTAGCATTTCTTTTATAGTTGCAACAAACTCTTTCCAAGCTTTACTTAATTTAATTGATGGAATATCGACACCATCTGTACCATCCCAGTTCTCCAGAACAAAGTCTGGAACTAACATATCTATTATTTCATCACCAGCTTCTTGGAATTCTACTAGAAGTTGTGCTTTATAATCTGGGTCTTCGAAGAGTTTTAATAAATCAACTGATATACCTGTAATAGGTTCGACTATAACTAAATCTATGGGAACAAATTTTGCAATTGTTTCTGCAATTTTTACATAAGGATATAATTTAAATTCTTCTATTATTGCTTGTATCTTACCTTCCCATTCTAGTTCTGGTATATCTAAAGTAATACCATCCCAAGTATGAGATAAAGGAAAGGCACCTAATATTTCTTCGATTGGTTTAATATATTCCCAACCAAATTCATTGCCAATATAAATTATTATTTTTTCTAAGTCGTCAGCAGTCGGAGTTATTACTTTCGGACATGGGACTTTTTCTGCATTTGTTACTAATGCCATAATATATTCCTAGTCGTACTTCGTACCATTAAGTGACATGTTGCCCTTTATTCTTACTGCTTTAGATTTATCAGTAAGTGTTAAATCAATATTTCCATCAGCAGTTAAAGATATAGTTCCATCGGAGTTTTCACTTTCACCTTTTCTTGCAATTAAATTATAATTACCATTTGCAAGTTCTATATCTGCACTACCAGCGATTAATATTTTTTTATCTTTTAATATGACCTCATAAGAATTATTCATGACCTTCATGACTGCATCACCCTTAGGCATAAACTCTAAACGACTTCCAGACCTATGGTAGACATGCAATCTTTCGTGAGCTGGTGTATCATCCATTTCTATAATATGACCACTCTCACTTTCTATCATGTGATTGTAAGGATACTTAGGTGCAAGACCTCTATCGTAGTCCTCTTTGACTGTGTTACCTTGATGTTTTTCTATTAAATTGTTAGGATATACTGAACTACCACCTGTAATTGCATTTTGATTGACATCTGAGAGACCATCTTCGGTATAAAACTCTCTTGGATAATTAATTCCTCGTTCTGCATTCTTTATTTCAACACCTTTACCATCGACAATATCACTACCAAGACCTGTAATACTCGTATTTGTGGTCGAAACCTCTAAAGAAGTCGGTCTTCCTAGTGGAGAAGTGTCTAAATTACCCAATAATGTCCAGTTTTTACCACTATCTGAGTCTGTTCCTTCTGCTGTTCCTTCATAAGTGACATCATTTTGGCCTGTTAGACCTAATCCTAGGCCTGCATTCTCCTTTTTCTCTGGTAGTCGAGGGTCATTAAACCCATATTTTGCATTTCTCTCTTTGGTGGTGTTTTTTCCAGAGTTTTTGGTCTCAATTCGGTAATCTTGAGTCGGAAATCCAAATAAACTACCCATAACGACAAAATCTTGCATATCATCTTCGTCTCGGAAGAATCCCATGACTGTAGAACCCTCTACTAACCCATGAGGAGACATTCCCAGTCCAGAAAGACTCGGTGCAGTGGTCGGCATAAGGACATCACTCCATGGTAAATCGGAAGATGCAATTAAAGTCTTATCATCGGTATGCAGTCCATATATTCTCACACGAACACGCCCAACACTCAGTGGGTCGTTTCGGTCTTCGACTACTCCTGTATAAAAATTACTTCCTAATCCTGTAAACTTTGCCATCTTTTATTCCTTTATTATATCCATCTTTCCAAATAAAATACACCATAGGTATTAAAACACCCAGATGAAATAATAATATCTCTATTTCCATTTAATCTAACCCCAAAAGTTCTCTATAAAGTCGGTCTTTAGGGTCTATTATTTTAATTTTTGGGACATGTCTGAGAGGTAATGTCTCTTGACTCTCATCTAGCTGTATATAAGAACAAATAATCAACTCATCACCTATGTCGGTCAAATGAGCACCAGCACCATTGACTGAAACCTCATTTGAACCCCTAGGTAATGGTAAAACATAAGTTGTATGTCTATTCCCATTAGTTTTATTATATACATCGACCTGTTCATGGACTAGGAGTCCCACCTCATCCATCCAGTCTTCATCAATTAATATACTACCTTCGTAGTCTAAATCTACATCGGTACAGATACAACCATGTATCTTTGTACCTAATAAAGTTCTAATCATAATTAAAGTACCACCTTAGTTGTAGTCCAATATAATCTAAGTATTCTTTTGTTATCATGATATCCAACAGACTGGATATACACACCAATAGGGATTAGCAAACCCTAACATCCATAGTATTAATAACCATAGAGGTATCTGTATCCAAGTCTTTCCTTTTGACCACTCTCTAAACCTTAGAGCATATGGAACTAGTTTATTATATAGCCAATTCGTCATATTAAAACATCCATACTATAATAGATGTAAATATTACACCCTTTAAAAAACAAAACCATGCTAATCCATAATCATCTAACCCAGTTATTTCCATAAAATCATACATCATATTTCTGTGGGTATTTAATACATTTTTTAACATATATTTTTCCTCTTTATATTATTTATAGGAGTCCCAGAATAATCTCTAGGAGTCCCATCATACTAAAATGTTTTTACTATTTCTAATAAAAACTTCCCAAGACATTAGATGGGCTGCCAAAGGGCAACCAAAAAAAGTCTAGGAGTCCCAAAACACTGCCTAGCAGAGAAGGCTGAGAGAATCTTAGAGTATCTCCTATCATACTTAGTGTTCTGGTGCAAGTTCGTGGTCTAAGAATGTATCCATAGCAACTTGATGTCCTGTAGTAGTACATGTTAACTGTGTCTCTAATCCATCCTCAGTCCCTATCCATGTGATACCTTCTACTAACATCCTACCATTATGTGTCAATTCATCCTTAACCATGGTAGTATATGCTTGTTTAATGTCTATATTAATAATCATACCACAACTTATATTCGTTCTGCCTGCTATCTGTATATTCATTCTATTGTTCTTGAAGAGTTGTTCTACTCTTTCTCTATTAAACTTCCTCTTGGTATCCCCATAGGACTCAGGCCCCATCTCCTCTTTACCACCAGAGAAACTAAAAGGGTTCTCATAGTCGAAGTACACAGCTCCCTGGCGTCTCTGAATGTCTGGGCGCTTCTGTCCATCTACAGCCTTAGGTAAATCTTCCCCTACAATACCGCCATCAGCAGGTATCTTTATGTTCTCATCTCCTATACGAAAGTTGGGCGCTCTGCCAATAAGTGTGTGTCCCTTATAGAAACCCTTCTTATTTAATCTAAACTGTTGAGAGAAGTTACTCTCTAGAGTCTGATAGGTCTTGGTCTTGGTGTCGAATACAGTGATTTCCCCAGAATAAAGGCCCTTCTGGTGACTCTCTATGGTGTTGTGAAGGTGTTCTTTGTTGTAGGATAGGATATCATTACCTGTTCCATCGACAAAATCGTAGTTAAAATTAGGGTCTCCATCACTCATACGAGGAGAGAACTTGACTTTTCCACTGAGATACTCTACATTAGCCATGTTATTTACTGAGTGAAACTTGAATCCATCCACTGCTGTCTGATATAGATAGAAAGAATCTCCAAAGGTTTCATCAGATGGGTCTGAGGTGTGGTCTCTCAGCCACTGGAGAGTCTTATATACAGACCAGTTAGGTACTACGAGTCTCCCTTGAGACCCCACATTGGTACGAAACTCAGTGAAGAATGCACCGAGTTCTTTCCCCTCTTTCACACGGCCTTTGGCTACCTTTTTATTATCTAAGAAACCTAAGTGGTCTTTACATATTTTCCCTATTAAATTCGAAGTATTATTCCTAAACGCCTGAGAGATTCTCTGAGTTCGTGCTTCGTAGAGTAATGGTGAACAGAATTGGAGTTGATAAAAGGTTAATTTAGGGTTCTCTATGTCATTATACTTTGCAGACACATTAAATATTCGAAATACTTGATTAATTCTCTGGTCTTCTGGGACTATTTCTTCGTTTCCTTGTATACCACCTATATGAATACGAATATATTCTTGTCCAGTGAACCCTATACGATTATATAGATTACTACTATCTAACAATGTGATACTACCAGTAAGAAACATATCATATATACTCTCATTTATTGTAAATGATTGCATTTGATTACTTACTTCATAGGTATTACCCTCTTGATTTGATATAGATATACTCTCAATCCTATAAGAGTTTACTCTATTACTTCCTACTGTAATTGGCATATTTGATTACTCTTTTATCATACTCTTGAATTCTCTGAGTAATTGAGATACATAAGTTCCTTTAATATATCTTATAGTCCTCTTATTCTCATTGAAATCAACTTCATAATCATGGTTACTCACGAGGGTATTTCCTGTACTGACTGAGGTTTTGAGACCCTCTGAGTTCTCGTAGTGGTGTGGTGAGTCCTTAAAATCTCGAACCGAACTAAGAGTGAAACTCTTGGACGACTGGGAGCCTGTGACTGTTTCGTTTAGAGTGAAGTTACCTTCGATATCGTTTAGTATTATCTGATTGTTTGTAGGGTCTATCTTAGTGACATATCCGAATGCCGAACTGGTAGAACCTACTACCTTTTCCCCTTGGAGAAATTTGCTGACCGAACTGGATACCACATCTGTGGAGGCCGAACCAACCAGACATTTACCAGAATATTTACGATTAATATATTTCTCTAGTATACTGAATGACATGGGCCAATCACTATGTACAGCAAGATGGTCATTAACCATCCAGAATAACCAATATAATGTTGCATCTCCATAGAGTTTTGATGCAGTAATATCTGGTCTATCTTGTTGACCGATTTGATAAAACTCATATCCTGTGGTAGAACTTAATGCATCACTGGATATTCTTATATTACGAAATATATCCTTTGCTTGTATTAAATTACCATCGTTCTTGACATCAAAGTCAATAGTTGGGTAGTGTTTAAAGTATTTCTCAGGCATATTTTAATCTCCTATTAGTTTCTGCCAGGTGGTGGACTGTAAATTATCCTACCATTTTCGAATACAGTACCATCTTGTGCTTTGTGCTGACCAGTATAAGGTTTCATCTTATCAGCATTAGGCCCTTGATAGAACCACTGATGTTCACTTAGATTACCGCCTGGCGGTATACTCACTGGTTTTCCATTTTTGACTTGGATAATCTTATAGTGATGAGCTGTTTGTGAAACAATATAGTCACCAGTTGGGTTGTGTTCTGGATGATATTCAGTCAAACCATACGATGCTGCATCTTCATGAAGACCTTTAAGTGACCAGTAATTATCAGCATTTGTAAACCTTACATCTTCACTTGAGAAAAACTGGTCAAATATTTCATCTTCACTCATTTCTTGTGTAGCTTTAAGATTTGCTTTATTTAATTCCATTTCAAATTCTTCAAGTTCTTTTTGAGTCTCTTGCATCTTACCTTTTGCAGCTGCACGAACTCTATCGACATATCTTAATCTATCGATGTTGAGTATTTCTTGGAATACTAGTGATAAAGTAATACCATTAGGATAATGTTGCATTCCTCTCTGTTTTGGTGGTTTGCCTGCATCATCGTTTCCTTCATTTTGTTTTTCCCATTCAGAAGATTCTTGACTAGTCATTTCTCTTTCTGTAACCTGTTCTATAAATGACATATCTTTACCACCAGAATAGTCTACATCACATGATTTTAAGAAACAATTCTGTGGATGTTCTATATGTCCTAATATAGGCCCTTTGAAATCAATAGACCATTCAGCTGGCATAATCATCATTCTTCTATTTGCATTTGTGGACATAGGTAACATAAGAGTCTTAAATAAAGTGATTATCTCAGTTATTGAGTTTGCATCATTCACATTATATGGTGTTAAATTAAATGTATAACTGTGGTCTCTAAATGATACACCTTGGAATGTATTAAATTTAGGATTATCTATTACTACACCCTTTTGGAACGCTTTGAATGAAATCATTG